GGATGTGTAGATATAGATTCATACGCAGGTTTTGATCATAAAAAATTAATAGATAAAATAACAAACATGAAATTACCTTTGATTGTTTGTAGATCAAAATCAGGTGGAGCACACGTATTTTTATTTACGTCTGATTATGTACCAGCAAAATTAATGAGAGATAAACTAGTGCAGATAAGAGCTGTGTTAGGTTATGGTAATTCAGAAGTATTTCCAAAACAAACAGAATTAAAATCGCAAGATGATACAGGAAACTTTCTTAACCTTCCATATTTTAATTGTAAAAATTCTGTTAGATATGCATTTAAAAAAAATGGTGAAGCTGCTACATTAGATGATTTTTTTGACTTACATACTTCAAACTATTTAGATCAAGATGCTTTACAAGAATTACAAATAAAAAGACCTGAAACAAAATATTCTGATGGACCGCCATGTATTGAATTAATGTCAGAAAATAAAATAGGTGAGGGTGGTAGAAATAATGCACTGTTTCATTATGGTGTATATGCAAAACAAAAATGGCCAGATGGATGGAAATCTAAATTGATTGTATTTAATGAGACTGCAATGGAAAAACCATTGTCAGATTCTGAAGTAGATATTGTTGTTAAACAACATGATAAAAAAGATTGGGGCTATAAATGTAATGATCAACCAATGTGTAGTTTGTGTGACAAAACATTATGTAGATCTAGAAAGTTTGGTATAGGTCAAGAAGTATTATTTCCAAATCTTACAGACTTACAGGTCATAGATTTAGAAGATCCATATTATTATCTTAATGTAGATGGTGAAAGATTAAAGTTAGAAAGTGTAAAACATTTAAGACAACAAAGTTTATTTCAAGAAGCGTGTATGGTGCAATTAAAAAGTAGACCACCTACATTAAAAGAAAAAGACTGGGTGCACATAACAAATATATTATTAAACAATGCTGAAGTTACAGAACCTGCAGAAGGTTTGCGTACTGAAGATCAATTACAAAATCATTTACAAGAATATTGTTTGAACAGAACACAGTTAGATTCAAAAGAAGATTTACCAAGAGGTGGCACTTGGACTAACAATGGTTGTCATCACTTTGTATTTGATAAATTTTATCATAATCATTTGATGCGTAAACGTTGGGATCTTGGCTATTCAAGAACAGCAGAGATGTTAAGAGAAAAATGTGGATGCACAGATAAAAGAATAGGTAAAAATAAATTATCTGTTTATGTAGTAGAAGAATTTGAAAAGAAAACAGAAGAATACAAACAGAAAAAATTAAAAGAGGAGACGCCATATTAATGCGACCGGAGCATCAATTATCTCTTTGGGAAGATCCAAAACAAATTATTTTAGAAAAAGAAAAGGTAGATTTGTCTACTTTAAAAACTTTAAAAACAAGAAAAAGAGCTATGAATCTTTTACCAAAAGAAAGATTTTTTATATATAAAACAGGTGGCATAAATCCTTTTATGAAAGAATTAGGACCTATATTTCCAGTTATAAAAAATGATAAGGGAAAAGTATTAGCTCAAAGTCTTTTAACAACTGGTAAAGATGCTCCATATCCACATATAAATATTAATCTTTACATAAATGGAAAGAAAAATTCTCTTAAATGTTTTTTACATAAAATGGTTGGACTTGCATTTTTAAAAAATAATGATTTTGAAAATAAATATATAATAGATCACTTAGATGGTAATATATTTAATTACATGCCCGACAATTTAGAATGGGTCACACATTCAGAAAATCAAAAACGAAAAAACAAAAAATGAAAACAATTGTATTAGGACCACCAGGAACAGGAAAAACAACTACATTATTAAATAAAGTAGATGATTATCTTAAAAAAACAGATCCTGACAAAGTAGGGTACTTTGCATTTACACAGAAAGCTGCATATGAAGCAAGAGACAGAGCAATAAAAAAATTTAATTTAGATGAAGATGATCTACCATATTTTAGAACACTACACTCATTGGCATTTAGAAGACTTGGTATTAAAAAAGAAAATGTAATGCAACGTAGACATTATCAAGACTTTGGTAAAAGAGTAAAGGAAGAAATAAATTATGCAGATTATGAAAATGATCACAACGGAATTTTTACATCAGACAGCGAGTATCTTAGAATAGTAAATCTTGCAATATTAAAAGGTATTACAGCTGAACAACAATATAATTTACAAGAACATAATCAAGATTTAGAATTAGATAAATTAAAAATAATATCAAACGAATTACAAAGATATAAAAAAGAACACAATCTTATAGATTTTAATGACATGATATTAGAATTTACAAAGTCAGATGTAGCGGTGCCAAAGTTTGAAGTTGTATTTATAGATGAAGCACAAGACTTATCAAGAATGCAATGGGATATGGCAAAAGCTATTTGGCAAAAAACAAATGATTCTTTTATTGCAGGTGATGATGATCAAGCAATATTTAGATGGGCAGGGGCAGATGTGGACTCTTTCATAGCGCAAGAAGGACAGATGCTGCCCTTGCAACAATCATATAGAATACCTGCAAAAGTTCACGGACTTGCAATGGGTATAATAAATAAAATTAAAACAAGAATAAATAAATCTTGGAACCCAAAAATTCATCAAGGCTCTCTTTCAAAATATGATGACTTTGAAGATATTAATATGTCGTCAGGTGAATGGTTGGTTTTAGCTAGAACTAAATACATGTTAGATAAGTTAGAGCCAACACTTTATGAAAATGGGTATTACTATAATAATAAATTTAAAAAACAAAAAGAACACACACTTCACATGGCAGCGTTAGATTGGGAAAATGCAAGAAAAGGTGCACCACTATCTTACGATCAAGTACAAAGAATATATAGCTATATGAATGTAGATAATAAAAAATTAAAATCAATGACTAAAGATGGTATGTATGACATAACAACATTAAAAAAAGATTATAATTTAAAAACAGATGCTGTGTGGTTTGAAGCATTCGATGCAGCTTCAAGACGCGAAGTAAATTATTTAAAACAAATGAGAAGAAAGGGAGAAAAGTTAAACGAGGCACCACGTATAACTTTATCTACAATACATGGTGCAAAAGGCGGTGAGGCAGAAAACGTTGTGTTGCTAACTGATCTTTCATTTAACACAATGAGAAGTTATGAAAAAAATCCTGATGATGAGAATAGATTGTTCTATGTTGGTGCAACACGAACCAAGGAACATTTACATATCATTAGACCACAACAATATAATAAAGGATATGATCTATGAGTAAAGTATGGGACAAGCAGCACGGTGGGAGTCACTACCAAAAGTATAAAATTCAACCCAGTAAGTTTGTAGTAGAGAATGAATTGCTATATCCTGAAGGTTGTGCTATAAAATATATTATAAGACACAGAGATAAGGGAAAGAAACAAGATTTATTGAAAGCAATACACTTTATAGAGATGATAATTGAGAGGGACTACAAATGATACAAAAACCTATGTTTAGTCCACAGGTAGAGTGGCTGCCACCAACAGAATTTCCTGATCTATCAAAATACGATGAAATAGCAATTGACTTAGAAACAAAAGATCCTGACTTAAAAACCATGGGATCTGGATCTGTAACAGGTAGAGGAAAGATTGTAGGCATAGCTGTGGCTGTGCATGACTGGTCTGGATACTACCCTATCGCTCATGAAGGTGGTGGTAATATGGATTTTAGAATGGTTATAAATTGGTTTCAAGATGTTTTAAATACAGAAGCTACAAAGATATTTCATAATGCTATGTATGACGTTTGTTATATTAGAGCTGCAGACCTTAAAATTAATGGAAAGATCGTAGATACCATGATTGCTGGCTCTCTGGTGGACGAGAATCGCTTTAGATACGATTTAGGTAGTTTGGGTCGAGATTACGTTGGAAGAGGTAAAAATGAGTCTGTATTAGGTGAAACAGCAAAAGAGTGGGGTATAGATGCTAAGTCTGAAATGTACAAATTACCTGCTATGTATGTAGGAGAATATGCTGAAGCTGATGCAAAACTAACTCTTGAACTTTGGCAAGAGATGAAAAAAGAAATTATTGGTCAAGATATACAATCTATTTTTGATTTAGAGACTGAATTATTTCCTTGCCTCGTTGATATGAGATTTTTAGGCGTTCGTGTAGATATCCAAGCAGCGACTGAATTAAAAAACAAACTATTAACAGAAGAAAAAGAGTGCCTACAAATAGTGCAAAAAGAAACAGGAGTAGATACTCAAATATGGGCTGCACGTTCAAT